TTAGATTTGTACAGCGAAATTACAACATTTGCTGCGCAAAACCTAATATTTATACAACATATAACATAAATTAGCACTAACACAGATTATCACGATTATGAAAGCTGATAGACAACGCTTAGAATTACTGTCAAGACGCACACAAGCTGAACGCGCAGCAGCACAAACGCTCTTACAAATGGGTTATTCTGTAATTGCGCAATATCCGATACAAACAGCGACAAAACGTTTTTACGCAGATATATACATCATTGAGTTGCATTGCATCTTAGAAATTGACGGAGCTTATCATTACACTCGACAGCAGTTGCGACTTGACAAAAATCGCTCTGCACTTTTGCGAAAACTTGGCTTTCATGTCGTGCGTTTAAGCAATCGCGATGCGTATTCAGCGAGCAAAATTGCGGCAAAATTGGCACGTTCGAAAAAAAATGTTTGATTTTTGCTATGCAAACGCTTTACTTTTGCTAAACTTGTATTATATTTGCGACAAAAGAAACACACAAAAATATATTAATATAGCTTTTATCATTTCTTTTCTTATGAAAAACACACTTTTAGAGGCAGTCAAAACCTTAGTGGCTGATAAGGGTTTGAAAGCCGAACAAGTCAAGAACCTTGCTGAGCTATTTACTACAATCAAGGGTCTTACAGATGATAGCAGCGATGAAGATGTCACTAACGCATTAGCAAGCGGTGGCGACATTATCAAAGCAATCGCATCTCAAATTCAGACAGCAGCATCAGAAGCAGACAGAGTAGCCGCACAGCGCGTCACTAAGAAGTTCGAAGGTTGGATAGACCCGAAAACAATTCAGCAACAGCAGCAGGCTAATCCGCCCGAACCACCTGCAAACAACAACGGAAATGGCAGCAATCAACAGCAACAACAAGCAATCACAGCTCAAGATATTCAAAAGCTGATTGACACAGCAGTTGCAGCAGCAGTGCAACCATTTCAACAAGAGCGAGAAACTCAACGCTTGCGCAAATTGCTCGATTCTAACGATAGAGTAAAAGATATGCCGCAGACGTTTCGCAATCGTTATCAGTTGGATAAAGAAGAAAATCTTGACACAACTATCACACAGATGGAGCAAGATTATGCTGCGATGAAACAAGAATTGATTAAAGCCGGCGTATTCGCAGAGCCACCCGCAACAGGTAATGGCGCGACTGAAACAGACGATGTCGTAGCTGCTCTGCAACGTATGGGTGCCAAAGCAACCACGAAATAATAAGCCGTAAAACACAAGCACAATCGTCTGAAAACCCATATCTAAATACACAATGTTTTACAAAGATACAGCACAAGAACTCATTGCTGAAGGTCATTGGAACGAGCGCACAGCCATCGTAGCTGAAGGCGGTTATTCTCTTGACAAGAGCAATTTGCCTGCTGACTACAAAGTGCTGCCGAAAGGTGCAGTTGTAGCTGTTAGCAAAGATTCAGCAAAACTCATCAAAACTGCAAAGCTCTATGAAGCAGCAGAGCAAGGTGCAACTGAAATCAAAGTTGCAAAGAATCACGCACTCAAAGTTGGCGACACTTTAGCCGGCTCAGAAATCTCTAAGATTGAAGTTGGCGAACTTTACGACACTATCACTATCGCAGCATTGTCTGAAGCCGCAGAACTTGGTGAAGTCATCGCTGAAGATTTCGAAGGTGAAGCTCGCTTGAACTATGCAAGTATTCCCGTAATCGGTGAACCTGCTATCTCAACGACAATACAAGCGTATGAAATCGTTGAGGATTCTCTTCCCTACGCTATCAACGATGCAATCAAAGCATCTCTTACTTCACGTCACGCATTCAAAATTTAAGAAAGGAGGTTTTTGACTTATGGCAACAAATTCATTGTTAATTGAACTTCAAAAACCCGCTGTTTTTGATGCTTTTGTACAAGAGAACATGAAGCTCTCAACTTATGTTGCAGAGTGGAAACAAGAGAACATTGACGTTGAAGTCTGCGCTGCAAAGGCATATCGCACTTATCTTGCAGACCACACAGCAGCAGTTGTCGGCTCTATCATCGCAAGCAACGCAGGCAAGCCAACTCACGATTTGCCCGTAGCCGGTGAACTTTCAGGTGCCATCTCTCGCATCGCTGACGAGTGGCAACTTGATAACGACCGTTTGCAACAATACTTATATCTCGAAGGCCGCTACAACGACCGCAAGGCAGGTTACTCAGCAGCTATGCGTGAAACAGAATTTCAAAAACTTGTTGAATATCTGTTCAACCCGTTTGAAAAAGCTGTCATCGCACCGCACAAACGTATCGACGCGCTTTACTTCGAAGGCTTGTTCAACGGCACTCAAACCGTTAACGCTAAGAATAACACTAAGTCAGCAGTCGCTTTCACTTACGACTTGGGCGTGAAAACTCAAGACGCAATTGCTGTTTGGTCAGACAAAGAAAACGCTAAGCCACTCGACGACATCGAAGAAGTTGTTGATTATCTTGCAACTCAAGGCAAGGCAGTCCAAAAGATTCGTATGTCACGTCGCACTTTCCGTCAATTCACTCAAACCAAGCAGATTCAAGACAGCTTCATCTTGAAGCTCGGCAAGATTGATGTCAAGAACCCCGGTGTCATCTCAGCAGACCAAGTGAACGCATTGCTCGAAGCAGCAGCACTGCCAACTATTCAAGTTGAGAAAGACCGCTTCGTTACTTTGGCTGACGGTCAATCTACAAATCTTACAGTTGACAATCGCGTAGTATTCCAATGCGCTGATTCTATCGCATCACTCAAAGTCAGTGATCCACTCGAAGCAATCGACGCTCTCCCGAATAAATCGTATTCAGTTTACGACAACAACCTCGTAGGCTTCTGGCGTAGCGAGCGCGGTCGTTTCGTCGACTACGATATGTATGCAACTCCGGTATTCACCGGTAAGAACAATTACGCTATCTTACGCACTGACAAAGCGAAAGTGTAATAGATAGAAACGCACATTGATTTCTTTATCTTTTACTCAAACTTATCAAATAAACAATTGTAATGACACTTAAAGCAGCGATATTAAGTCTAATCGAGCCATACGAACTGAGCGATGATGCAGTTGAACGCGCATTATCTGACGCAGTCGAACGGCTCGGTGAAAAGACAGAGTATCAAGTCGAAGATGACTACAACAAAGCATCTCGCAAGTCGGCAGCATTAGCAGCTATGATGCTATTGATGCAGCTATGGTCGTTACAATCAGAAAGTGTCGCAGGCACATCATCGTCTTTTTCCGCTGATAGCATCAAGCGCAGAATAAAGTTCATTGCTCAAAACAACGGGCTTAATTCGAGCTTGGTGCTTGACGATGACGATGAAGCATCAGTCACTTATCAGTCTATTTGGTAACACATACAAAGATACTGCATAGCACCCTATCCCTCCTTTACAAATAGTTCTTCGCTCAGACAGATAGCAGATGCGCTTCAAAGATGACATATATCTAATCGCGACCGAGCAGGGTTACGATGACGATTTCAATCCGATAGAAACTCGCGTTGAAAGTCATCTTGCGCATTGCGCTATCCGTCACAGCCGTAACAATCAAGTCGTAACAACGCAAGACGGCACAGCATTTTCTGCGACATACGAAGTGACAGCGCATCAGCTTGCACAGCATATCGCTCGCGGTCAACTTGTGCGTATCGTCAAAGCTGACGGCTCGATTGATGCGACACTGCCGATAATAGATTTTGACACAGCTAAACGCTTTGCTCAAATATGGCTATAATCAACGGCAGACTGACAGGAGTTGATGAGCTGAAACGCAAGCTCGCTTTAATTGCAGAGCAACAGCGCAACAGAGCAGATGACGCAGTGCTTGACGTTTTGCAAGCAGAAGCAAATGACTTGATAGCACACGCACGCACATCAGGAGCATACACAGACCGCACAGGCAACTTGCGCTCATCTATCGGTGCTTGTATCTATTTCAATGGCACACTGCAACGTCAGATATTCAACACTGACGGCACCACAGCAGGTCGTGCGCAAGCAGTATCAGCACTTGAGCAATACGCGATAGACCACCCGACAGAGATTTCAACTTCGGGCTATACGCTCGTTATCGTAGCCGGCATGAATTATGCTCGCTATGTCGAGGCAAAAGGCTATAACGTCTTGCACTTGTCCGTGGTAAAAGGTCAGAAAGATGTGCAGCGTATCTCACAGCGTCTTAACAAGCAGAAGTAACATTCACACAATAGCGCAAAGATGAACAGCTTAGAAGCAGTAACAGCGATGACAAAGTATTTAGCGCAGAACTTTACAGCGATGCGTTTTTTCAAACACGTCAAATCGACAGCTTACACAGGCGAATATATCGTTGTCAATGCGCTGCCGTTCACTGTTGGCTCAGCGCAATATAACGTCATCAATGTCAATATTCATGTGCCGCAAACAGCATCGGGCGAAGTCGATTCAGCGCGCATCACAGCGTTGCAAGCGCAGTTTGAACAACTTGTGCCACGCAGCACAGATGAAGAAGATTTGCCTGATTGGCTCGAACTGAGTGGCGCATATTTTGCACGTGAATGTGATTCAAACCCAATGTCAGATGCTGACGATACATTTTTTATCAATAACAAAGTAAAAGTTATCACAGATTATGAGTAAAAACGCAGTATATGGTGTTCAGTCACTTGACTTGGCTGACCCCGTAGCAGGCTCTTTCCCGACCGAATGGAAAGGCTTCTCTATTAAAGCTATTGTAAAAGACTCATTGCAATTCAACGACAGCGCGCCATCAGAAAGCAACGTCGAAGTCGAAGACATGGATGAGTATTTTGCAACTCTCGAAACAGACAAAGGCTCGAAAGGCTTCACAGTCCAAACTTACGATTTGTCTGAATCGGCTTACACTTACTTGCTCAAGTATGAAAAAGCGTCTGAAAACAACACAGAAGGTTGGATTTCAGAGCAGCCCGGTGAGAAAGTTGGCAATCAAGCCGTACAAATCACAACTAAGAAACTCGGCACTGAGTTTGTATCTCGCATCTATCAATGGGCGAATATGAAACTCGCTGTCACTCACTCAGGTACTATCGGCAAGAGCGGTTTCCCGAACCTCAACATCACGTTTACAAAGCAAGCTAATCTTGACGCAGACGGTGTTGAACAATCCGGTGCGCGTTGGCGACAAGTCACAGCATAGCGTAGTACGCGATTGTAATATCCATAAATATAGAGTACGTAGCGATGAGCGCAGACGCATAGCAGTAATGCGCAGTGTTTGCGCTCATTTCTTAAAACTTGCAATCATCAATCATTATGGCGAAAAAAGACAAAGACGATATACAGCATCAGCAGCAACCGATTTCTCAGCAGCGACAGTTGCAACAGCAAATCGCGCAAACGCTGACAGAACGCTCTATTTGGGTGCGCTTCGGTTGGCTCTTGCTTAGAGTACGACCACTAACACTCGCACAGTTGTACCGCATCGGTGAGATTGTAGCAGACATTGACCAATGCGACTTCAAAGGCGCAGAGCGTATCAATCCGACAAAAGTCGCTCTTGAGCGTTACAGCGATTTTCAGTTGTGCCAACAAGTAGCAGTGCATATCATATTCCGCTCGCGATTATGGCGCACTTTACTCGGCAGATTTATTCGCTCGCGTCTAACGATGCCGAAGTATCAGCAGTTGATAGCTTTTGCTACACATTCGATGAACGCAAGTTTTTTTTTGACAAGTTTACTTTCCCTAAAAGGGATAAAACAGATGACGCAGCCGACCCGTACAGCCAATCAGACAGCCCATGGGGATTCGTGGGTGGAATTATGAAATACTTCCGGATGTCTTACGATGAAGTTGTATTTCGTCGCTCTTACATCAATCTGATATTGCTTAATCGCGCAATTCCCGGTATCAAGCCATTCGATAAGCGCAAGCAAGATGCAGACAGCAGCAGCGCAGCGTCAGACGATGATATTGATAATTTCTTAATGTCGCAAATGTAAAAAAAAGATATAAGCTATGGCAGACAGCTCAGAAGATGTACTTGGTGCAGCGTTTTCGGTCGATATTTCACAACTGACTGACGCAGCCGAAAAATGGTCGCAGCAACTCGACACTATGCAACAAGCGTTTGAGCGTGCGATGTCTAATTTGCAAGCACAATCGCAGCCGATAGACACACTATCAGGGCAGCTCGCTCGCGGTGGCACTGATTTGTCTGCATATGCTCAACAACTCGCGAAACTCACAGAATACATCAGCGGTTTCGATACGATGACGATGCAAGAGAAATTTGTTGCACTGCAACAGAATATACAATCTTGCGAAAGCACAATTGCATCGCTCTCGTCAGATATGCACGACTATCAAGAACAAGCGCGTGATGCGTTTTACGCTAACGATACTGACACTTTCAACACTCTGACAGCTCAGATTTCAACGATGTCGCAAGCTATGGCAGCATCACAGGGTGAACTGCAACAATATCGCTATGCGCTTGAAGCACTATCACAGCTCAACGGAGATATGCTCACATCGAGCGCAGCACAAGCACCGATGATATTTGTTGATGAACAACAATATCAACTTTTGCAAGAGTATCGTGCAGAGATTGAATCGCTCAAAGCTGATATGGCTGACGCGACTGAGGGCGGTTACGATGATAGCCAACTTGTCGCGATGCAAGATGAGCTTATCACACTGCAACAGAGCTGTCAGCAAATCGAACAGCAAGCACAACAAACGGCAGCAGCACTCGGCTCTGATTTAGGCGGTCAAGCAGCCG